TTACTGTATAGGTAGCATCTGTTAAATCAGCAGCATTGATTGTTGCGCGGGAATATCCACCAGAACCTCCAGCAGCACCGCCAGAAGAAATTGTAGCAGCAGCAACTTTTATTCCAGCACCACCACCGCCACCGCCTGCAACGCATTCAAATAAAACTTGTTTTGCGCCTACTGGTTTTGTCCATGTGCCAGAACCTACGAATCTGTCAATTTGCGGGGACTTCGCCCCCCCACCGCTTGCAGGGGTCGAAGGAACCCACGCCGTCCCGTTCCAAGTCGGGACTTGGTTTGTGGTCGCTCCGCTTTGAGTGAGTTGGCTGAGAGGGTGGGTGTGGCTTGACGCTGCCGCACCAATCTGCGCGGGAGTTAGCGGATCAAGACCACCTGTGGCGTGTGTGCTGGCGTGAGCGGTGGGTGCGCCACCGCCGCCACCGGAGCCTCCTTCGGCTTGCCAAGCTAAGCCGTTCCACTGCCAAGTTTTCCCAGAGGAGGTAAAGGTTTGGTTAAGAGTTGGCGAGTCAGGAAAGTTAATCATATCTTATTGTAGTAACTTGATAATGCTATATTTTGATTAAACGCTTGCCCTCCTCCGTAAATTCTCGCAGTAGAATTACTTTTAGGGACACAAAATACTCTACCGTCTAAAAGTAAAACTCCTCCGAAAAAACGGTTATATCCGTTTTGTTCTTCGCCAAGGCTTTCTGTATAGCTAACTTGGTTGTTCGCGGGGTTGTAAATTGCTGCCGAACTCACCATGCGAGGGACGCAAAAAACATTCCCATTTGGCAAAAGCACAGCTCCAAAAAACGCTTCCGATCCACCTATATTTACATTTGGCGTTGTGAGTGTATCCGTGGCAGGGTCGTAGATTCTTGGAGTTACACTATTTGCTGGAACGCAAAACACTCGCCCATCAGGGAGTAAAACACCTCCTGTAAAAGCCTTACTGCCGGGGTATGTGCCGTTTGGAGTAGTGACCGTATCTGTAATTGGGTCGTAGATTCTTGCCGTGGTGCTATTGAAAGGAACGCAAAACACTCGCCCATCAGGGAGTAGAACTCCATTAGAAAAGGGCTGGCCTGTTGGGTATGTGCCATTCGGCGTTGTGATGGTGTTCGTAGTTGGGTCGTAGATTCGGGCTGTAGTTCCAAAATTCGGCACACAAAACACTCTACCATCAGAAAGCACAACCCCGCCTGAAATATGGTTTCCGCCCGGAAAACCGTTTACATCCGTTATTGTATCATTCGCAGGGTTGTAGATTCTTGCTGTTCCACCATAAGAAGGAATGCAAAAAACCCTTCCATCGCGAAGCAACACGCCGCCTGAAAAATAAGGGTTTGACCAAAAGGGAATTGTAGAAATTGTGTCGGTATTTGGGTTGTATATGGCTGCTGAAGTGGCTGTATGAGGGATACAGAATACCCTGCCATCCGTCATCAGCACTCCACCAATAAAACCATTAAAATTTACGGAAGGCGTAAAAACCGTGTTTGCAACGGAGGCCGTTTTTGTTGTTCTGCGTATCCAATACTGATACGAACTCCAGTGAGTTGGCCCGACATTCATCCAATTAGGAATTGAAGGGGCAGCAGGGAAAATCCTATCCACCCCAAGCCAAAGTTCATTATTTACTCCGCTTGGTGGAACAACAGCGTAAAGCGTGTTTGTTGTCGGAGAATTTGGCTCACTCGACACCATTTGTATCGAAGCGACACCGCCCCCGTTCACAACAAAATTACCCCCACCGCTTGCAGGTGTCGAAGGAACCCATGCTGTGCCGTTCCAAGTCGGGACTTGGTTTGTGGTCGCTCCGCTTTGAGTGAGTTGGCTGAGCGGGTGAGTGTGGCTGGAAGCCGCTTTGCCCGCGTCGATCGTGTCTTGAGCGGCACTTGTGCGGTAAGGAGTGAGGGCAGAGGCTTGCAACGCAGAATCAGCTTTAACACCTTGCGCGGCTGTGGCGTAACTCCCAGCATCTTGCTTTGCAGCGAGCTTGGTGTCGATTTCCGCCTCGGTATAGTAGCGGCTGTCGTGATCGTGGGTTAAAGAGGCTTTGCCAGCATCGATTAGGTCTTGAGCCGCTGAAGTGCGGTATGGCGTGAGTGCAGACGCTTGGAGAGCAGAATCGGCTTTCGCCCCCTGCGAAGCCGTGGCGTAAGCCGTAGCATCGGTTGCGGCGGCAGTCCCCAGCGTTGGCTTGTCTGTCAGTTGATTGTAACTGGTCACGCCGCCGCCAGAGCCGCCGCCACCGCCGCCGAGTTCGACCCATGTGTCATCAAGATACTCGTAAGCGCGGCCTTGGTCTTCGTGAATCCAGCGCATTCCGGGGACGGGGTTAGTTGGGGCTGTATCCGAAACCATTACACCAGCCAGGTCAAAGCGTTGCCAGCGAGACCCTGTCCACTGCCATGCGCGTCCGGCATTGGTGTGCGTCTGCCCAACTGTCGGGTTGTTTGGGAAAACAAGTGCCATAAAACTTTAAGCGCGGTCGATTTCAACCCATTGGTTGTTATAGCTGCGGTAGGCGCGAAGCTCGGTGGTATCCACCCACTCGAGCCCGGCTGCGTGCGAGGGGGCGGAATCGGCGTAGACGGTTTTGATTTGTTTGGCGTCGAGGGATGTCTGGAGATTTGTGACATCGCTGATGCCAATGACGATTTCGCCCGTGCGACCGGCGACTTTTTGCACTGGGGCGGCTGCGGCTGCGCGTGCGTCGGTGTAGTATTTGTTTACGGAGCCTTCCGGCACTGCGTCGGTCGAGCCGGGAGCGGCGACAATTTCGATGTAGGTGGAGCCGCTCCAGCGGTAGGCCTTGCCAGTGTTAAGCGCTACATAGAGCTTGCCGCTCTCTCCGGTGGCTGGGAATGCGGCGAGGTTTGCGAACTCGACGACATCGTCGACGAAGCTCGGCAACTGCGAGGCTGGCACGACGCCGCCGACCAGCGTGGCGTAGCTGCCTGCGGCTTGTTTGTCGTCGAGGGCGGTTTGGAGCCCGGTGACATCTCCGATGGCGTGCGGGTGCGAGCTGGGAGCAAATGTGCTCGGGACATTAGTGAGGTCGGCGTAGCTCGTCACGCCGCCGTCCAACCCCGGCTCTCCAGCAATCGAAACATTCCAAGTCGAGTAAGTTCCGCTGCCGGATATTTTTGTGACAGTTAGCCCCCACCCATACATCCCTGAAGGCGAGATTATTGTCATTTGCCCCTCTATCCAAGTGCTTGAGTTTGCGGACAACCTAACTCGATTACCAGTAGAATAAGCCGCTGCAAGCGCAGCGACCATATTAGGCGAATTGCTGGGTTGGGCCATACTACCCAAGATAAGTGTTTTACCCCCCATTGATACATCTATATTAAGAGAAGTAAATGTGAGGTTATACCCGCGACCATTGACTCCGTTAGCCCCCGCAGCGCCCTTTAGATCATCCAGCAGAACCAGATTGGTCCATGTAGTGCCGCCGACATACCGCCACTGGATATGAGTCGTTCCCTTTTGAAGCTCTATTTCACTTCCGTCAGCCCCGGCAGCTCCGTCACTTCCATCAGCCCCGTCAGAGCCCTTCAGATCGTTCAGCGCAACAAGGTTAGTCCATGAGGTTCCGCCGACATACCGCCATTGAATGTGAGTAGCGCTTTTTTGAAGCTCTACTTCACTTCCGTCAGCCCCCGCCGCTCCGTCGTTTCCGTTCGCGCCTTTTAGATCGTTCAGCGCAACCAGATCGGTCCATGTGAGATCGCCTACATACCGCCATTGAATGTGAGTAGCGCTTTTTTGGAACTCCACTTCACGACCGTCAGTGCCACTTCCCCCTGACCCGCCGCCAATCGCAGTCACGCTGCCGTCTGGTGCGAGGAGTTTTAAATCACCACTAGCGTTTAAAAAAAGTTTTTTACCAGCTAATGGGGGAGCGGGCGCTACATTCCGATTTGAAAGTTCGATTGATCCTATAGGCATATCAGTCTCCAAGAGAGCGGCAGCGGGGTTAGTTCCCACTGCCGCTCGGTAGGGAGCCTGCTACTTAGGCAGCGCAAGCCGAGGCTTCAATCGGCAGGTTGCAGCGCTTGTGGCGGATAACGAAGCCGTATTGTGGGAATACGGGCTTGGTTCCGCTGGCGAACACACCACGGAAGAAGCCGTAGTTGCCGTCCGGATTGTCGGTGCGGTGTTGGATGTTAAGCCATTTCCAATCGCCGCGATAGCTCTGCGGATCGAACTTCAGTTGGCCGTAGTTCTTCGCAGGAGGCATGATGACGTGGCGGACCGCTTCTTGGTGGAAGATAATGGTATCTTCGTAAGGAGCGGTTTCGTAGGCTGGGTTTTCAACCAGCTCAGCGTTTGCGCCAGTGCCAGACCAGATGTAAGGAGGCACTTCAACGAAAGCGAGGGTAGAGCCTGCTGTGCCAGTTGTGGTGTAGCGAGGAGGATTCACATCGTCCGCGAGCCAGAATCCTTTGAACATCTTCTCGATGCCAAGAGGAGTGAGAAGCTCAGGGACGCGGTCGCTCCAACGGAGGTCCTGACGATACTCAGTGGCTTGGGCGATCTGCTCGCTGGTCTCCATGCCTGTGATAGCCATGAAGGTCGGGCGACCGTCCACAGTGCCGTAGGATTTCTTGCCTGCGCCAGCGCGGATCGCACGGGCGTAAATGCGCTTTAGGTGGCCCCCAGTAAGATTCTGAGTCGGGAGCTGCTTGGCAAAAGCCATGTTGTCGGTAGACCCGGCAGCAGCAGCGATAGGTTCGAGCCAGCCTGTGTCCGTAGCAATGAATTTATTCGGGCAGAGCCGAATATACTCAGAACGGTTGCGGCTGATCCAAACCTGACGGGTGTTCTCAGTGAGAACCTCCATCATGTGGGAGAGCTGCTGCTCGGCTTGGAAAGCCGTGACGAGGTCGAGCAAGCAGATGTCAGGAGACTCCAACGAAGTCTGCTGGAGGTTATACTGCGCGAACTTGTTGGTAAGTTCGAGGCGCTGAACAGGAGGAATACAAGCTCCTCCCTTGTCTGCTGCTGCCGAATCGGATGGAGCGACGTCCTCCCACTCAATAGTGTTTCGTGGAAGCGAACGACCCATGGTAAGAACCTTGAGAGTTGTTCCCATGCCTTCAGGCCATGCTTCCTGCTTAGGAAGGTCAAGCCAAACGCTGGTGTGGATGCCGCGAGAGTAAATCTCGGGCGAAATCTGGCCCGAGAGTCGGACCATGATGTCGTTGATAGCTGGTGCTGTTGTATTTGGAGTTGGCATAATCGTATGTGCGTTAAAATTGAGGTTTTGGAACTCCATTGGCCGACGCCCAGTTTATTTAATTGGTTTAAACCGGGTCGAATCCGCCACCGCACTTTTGCGGGCGTGGCGTTCCGTTTTTAATCTGTCAGCAATGGGTTTACGGCCTCACGCGCACCGGATGGTGTAAGCAGCACCAACTCGCAATACTTCAGGTATAATCTTTATGTTTCAACCTGTCAAAATAATTTTTCCAATTATTTTTATCGGGCTCCAAGCCGCCTGAATTCACTGAGCGCGTTTTCCACAAAGCCGCCATTACCAAACCCCATGGAAGAACTTGGTTCGCGCCCGCTGCTTGAGACACCGGGAGTGGCGCTGTCATACTGGGAGAGCTTCTCCTGTGCTGTTTTTAATTCCTCCAACGCGGCTTCGAGTTCTGTAACCAAGACTGGGAACGCGGCTGCGCGATGAAGCGCTTCGGCACGTTCTCTGACTGTGAGTTTTTCAAAACGATCCGGAGACGCAAAACTGCGGACGCTCTCCATTTTTTTGTTCCAGTCTTCGTCCCCGTCCACATTGGCTAGGACCGGGAAATCCTCTTCGAGCTGTCTCCACACATCGGAAATAGATTTATCCCACTGCGTCCGCTCTTCAGCGGCACGAGCTTGTTGTTGCTCGCGCTGGGAACGGTAAATGTTTTCGAGAGACTCCTTGGAGTTTTCGCGGAGACTGGCTTCGCGAGCGTTGATCTCGTGGTATTTTTCGACGTGCTGATAAAACCGATAGCGATCAAACTCGCTCATGTCAGCCGTGACCCGGCTTACGCGGTCTGGATCGCCGCTACGAACTGCCGCCACAACAGCGTCTTGGTCGATTTCGGAGTAGCGCTTCGCGATGTCGGAGATTGCTGTAGCGACGGAATCGCGGGGCTGCGTGACTTCTTTTTGAAAAACCTCCGTGCTTTCGAGGCGGGTCACATACGCTTCGTTCTCATAGTCAGCCATCTTGGTTTTCATGGCTTCGTATTCCCCGCGCAGGCGCTCCAACTCCGCATTTGCCTCAGTATTCTCAGCCGGGGTTTGAGCCACTTGTTTTTCCTCCATCGCGGCTTTGAGTTGGCGTTTCAAATCGCGAGCTTCATATCGCAGCTTAGTGAAAGCCGCCCGCTGAGAAGCAGGCATGTTAGCGGTCTCGCGCTTGATGTCAGCTTCAGCCTTAGCGTCTTCGTCGTCCCTGTCTTGTGTTTGGGAGTTTTGCTGGGGCTCAGTTTTTGGCTCTACCGCTGGTTGTTGTGGAGTGGGCGGCTCATGCCCGTTGCTGGGCTCATCACCACCCCCAGACAGAGCCGCAAGCGCGTTTTCGATAAACGACCCGCCTTTTGCTGGCTCTGGTGTGGATGTTGTAGTGGTGTCTGGAACGGAAGCGGCTGCTGGAGCCGCTGCTGGTGCTGGTGCTGTTTCGGTTGGCATAGATTATTCAGTCGGCACGAGGTCGCCCCATGGAGAGCGCTCGGCTCGCTTCAATACTCGCTCCCGTGTGAGGTTTCGGAGCGCGTTAGCAAATCCGAAATACCCGGCACGGTGGACGTGTCGAAGCGCTAGGAGATTGTTTAAATCAGCTTGGGAAGGAATTGTGGCACTAGATTCAGTAGCCACATAAGAAGGGACAGCGGGGGTGTAGGCTGCTTCAAGAGTTTCAAGCGCATCCTGAAACACGGGGTCTTCGAGTAACTCTACAAGCCTTTGGCGTTTGAGGTCGTCCTTTGCCCACTGTTCAAGAGAGAAAGGCTTCGGGAGTTCGCGCCTCGCGGCGACTTTGGTTTTTCTCGGCATAATTATTTACGCGGCCTGCTCAGTTCCATAGCCAGCTTCGTATCCGTTTGAAATTTTCGGAGGCTGGCCCGGTTTTGAACGTCCTGACTTTTCAAAACCATTTTCGCTTGGTGCTGCTCTTGCATTATCTGCATCTTCAACTGGTGCTCCTGCATCTTCATCTGGAGCTTGGTCATCTGCTCTTGCTGCTGCTCGTCACTCGGCGTGAGGCGCTGCGCCAGCTCGGCCATACTCTCCGTGCGGGCAGAAATTTGCTGGAACGCTTTGCGGAATTCTACGAACTGCCCCTCCCTTGTTGGGTCTTGCGCCATCGCTTCGATGTGCGGTTGCGTATGCTGAAGGAGCGTCTGAATGTAGCCCAACACAGGCATCGCGGGGGTCGGATCAACATCGCCTTTTTGTGTCAGAAGCTCCTCGACTTGCTGCAACTGCTCGTTGGCTTTGCCCAAGTGAATCTGAGAGTGGATAAGATCGTTTTCTCCGGGCATTGGGACAATGTTAGGGTCTGTGCGAAGGGAGGCGTTTTCCAATTCCGCCATGCGGGCGTCCACAATAAAGCGCGGTTTCTGCGACTTACCGACATACTGAGCTGAAAGGTCCCTCCCGAATTTTTCGCTGTAGAAATCCCGTAAAAATCTAGCACGCCCCACCTCGTCAAGCATCCCAACTGTCTCCATCCCTCCATCGTAGGCACGGAGCCTCGCACCCACTGAGCCGCTTCCAGCCGAGCGGTAAGGCTCGACGCGCTCGATAGCAAATACATCTTCCGGCATCACTCCGCGAAGCGCCAACCGAGTATAAAAATTTTGAATCTCCGGATACTTGTTGTTGTCCGGACCGATGCGCTGAATGCGTCGGAACTGCGCGGAGAGAAGCCGACGCCATGTGCGATAAAAACGGGTGACTTGTGCCCCCGTCAGCGATCCTTCGCGCAACTGCTGATAGGTTTGCCCGTATTTTGTGGTCGCCTGTTGAAGTTCCCCCTGCGGTCCCGGGAGCCCCAGATTTGTCCGCATGACCGAAGACAAATCTTGGATCATAGGAAGAGCATTCTGTGCAAGGTTCGGGTTGCTCCGTTGCTGAATAACATTGGCTTCAGGAGGGAGCCACGCCACAGGGCCGTTTAGCACGAGCGCAAAATCCTCCATGGACTCAGGGTCGTTTGGCTGAAGCAGGATCGCCATGGAGTGCGCCGTCGAATCCAACGCCGCACAACGGAGACGATTTAGGGCCTGAGCCTCGGGGTAAGCCCTCCACAAGTCGCCACGAACAGAATGGTATTTCCCATTCCGCCCGACCCGGGAAGTGAAAATAGCAAAAAGGTCTTCGTTGCTGGGGTAGCGTGACACCCGCTTGAAAAGAAAGTCTTCTCCGGTTCCGTCCTCGTTAAAAATGTAATGCGAGTAGGACCCATCGAACTCGCGTATCAACGCATGAACGCAATCGACCTCAGACGACTTAGAGTAGGTGCTCCCGAAATCATTGTTCGCAAGCTCATCCACGGTCTCTGCCCAATACCGCCCCCACGAACGCGCCTTAACCGAACTATTGGTAGTCGCTCTGACTAAAGCTGCCCGCGCTTCATCGACATTCCAGCCTACGCCGCGAGCAATCTTTTCGTCTTTGACGTAACTATAAAAAGCATGAACCGGGACTTTGTCTCGGATGAACATGACATCCACCGAATCCTCGGAAGCGCGGCATTGGCGTGCGATAAGGAATTCATCTAACCCCGCCGATTTCCACTTCCACGTTGTCTCATCAGCAAAATAAGCAAGCGAAACTCCATGTTGGCTTAGTTCGTTCACCAACATATCCCAGTGCGGATAAAAGTCGGGCCAGTCATGGCGGTTGAGCTGTGTGAACTCCTCCCCGATGATCGCGGCTTTTTCTTCACGCTCGCTGCCCCCTGCGTCGTCGGTGCTTTCTGGAAAATAAAAACGGGCAAGGTCGGCAGTGCTGTCAATCAGGTCTGTGTATGTAGCGTTGCGCTCGTCAAGCAGCCCCGAAAGATCGTGGAAGTTTAAATTGAACCTGCCCTCTTGCTCTATTGTTGCGTCTTCATAAGGGGGTGCGCCGTCCGCAGCATCACGGACAAGAGAACGATTGTAAGCACTTTTTTCATCATCGCGTAAGAATCGTGTGTAAACCGAATGCAGAGCCTTGAGATTTTTAACCCGCGATCCCGGTTTCCCCTTTTCAGGAAAAGGCTGAAGCTCCAAACTGGAAGCTGTAGTTTCGTTGGGTGACGAGGATTTAGAAGTGTTACGGCGCTTATTCACGAAAGGCATTTGTGCATACAATGGTTTAAACCTTTTGTCAACGAATTAAATTTAAACCTCTCGCAGCCCCCATCCGCAATGTCGGCCCGCTGCCTTCGTAGATCAAAGTTTTGAAAGTTTTTTTCGGCACGACGCCCCCGAGTTTCAATTTCTTTTTTCTGAACTGCTGCCAGTTCTCGGACTTCTGTTTCCCTGCTTTCACCCCCGCTTGCGCTCGAAACCCAAGACGGGTGCGGCAAAGGTCGAATAATACAAGGAACGCATCCGCTATGTCTGGGGAAGCCCCTGTCCTGCCTTTCATTTTCTTCTTGGGCTCGATGGCTACCGTAGCGTCTAAGCTCCCCGCAGTGGCTCCAGTAGTGTATCTGCGGGCGGTCAGCTCACGGGCTAGATCGGGTTCGACCCCGCGAATCTGCCCGAACTCCATGTAATTTCGCGCCTCGAACCACAGCTCTGTTACTCGGTTTGCGTAACGGTCTTTTGCCATCGCCCGGTCCTCGCCCACGCGGCTCATTGTGGACTTTCCCCCGAACTGCGAACGGTAAACCTCCGAACTCCACTCGCGGGCGACGATGTCGCCGAACGCAGGGGACCCACTCACGTCCACGCCTGCGTGTCTCGCCGTGGCTCCTCGGCGCTCGCTTTCCCGCTTAAACGCCCGGGCAATCTGAAAATTGCGAGGAGTAGTTTTGTCGGTCATGTCGTCTTTCAAAATTTCATAGCCCGTCAAAAGAAGAACGCTCAGGCCAGTGTGCATCTCCTCGCCAAACAGCCCGAAGTAAGCCACGGTGCGGTCCCCCTCGTTTGTAAAACCGGGGTCGGTCCCTACAACGGACGTCGGCGGCGACGCCCACTCCACATCCGTCCGTTCCGATCCGAAAAATATAATGTCCGTCTCGCTGAAGACGGTTTGCTCGCCGCCCTCTGGGGGGAAATACCCACGCCACTGCCGCCAGAAGCCGAACGAGTCTTCCCCCATGTTTTTCTTTGCCTCCTCCAGCCGCCTCACAGTCGGAAGCCACGGGTAAAGTGAGTCATCGTTATTCACGACATTTGGCGAAAGTGTCGCGTCAAATCGGATCGCGTGCCCGTAAATCGTCTCCCACTCGAAGTCTTCCGGCGAGATGCTCTTCCAACCCGCTTTGGGAGTGGCAAAGATGCCATGCGCGTCGTAGTAGCTCGCAGGGTTCCCAAGGCCGATGGCTTGGCAATACGGGTTTGCAGTTAAGTTAGAGATCGCCGCTTGCATGATCGCAGGCGACAGCTCTGGAAGCTCATCAGCAATGAGGATGACCCTCTTGTTTTTGATACCAATTATTTTTCCCGTCGCCTCTTTCTCCCTTTTCTTTTCTCCCGGTATCAATTCGATGCCGCACTTTTCGCTGCCCCGCACGCCCATAGCCTCACTGAGCCGTATAAGACCGAACGACGAAGCGAGCTTGCCCACCATGCGGACGCCATCTGGCAGCGCGTTCCAATAATCTTCGATAGAGCCCCAGATACGCTTGCGGCTCTCGCGCAGAGTGGTGCTAGTGCAAAGAACCTTCGTATCAAGGGGGGCCGCGAGCCAATTCACGATGCCCCACACAGCAGCCGTATCAGTCTTGCTACTGCTCGCGCAGCCGCTCACAGAGCTGAAGTTGTGCTTGCACCACTCATCCACCATCCGCTCGCCCCACGGGTTCCGAATAAAAGGCTTTCGACTTGTGATGGGCCACAGCATCGCAACGACATTCCAGAAGTGTTCAGACTTACCGAGCCCGCCGTCTGCCACAGACAGCCCGGTTAGAAAACACACCAACTCAATCTGGAGTTCGCTCATCTCCCCCCAGTCACGCCCATAAAAAAAATTTCCCGGTGTTGGAGTTTGTGGGGCCGTTACAGGACTAACGGGTTTCTTTTCGGCCCTTGTTTTTTTATTTGCCATAGAGCTTTTGTAAGTTACTGAGGTTCGAAGTGAACTTGTCAGTAGTTGTCAGCACCCAACCTAAGTGCTTGATAATCAAAGCGACCCTAACGGGATTCGAATTGCACACTTGAGATGACACCAACACGTTGATTTTGTTCAAAGAATGTTTCTGAGTCTTGCTTGGTTTGTGCAGCGTGATGCAACCAAGTGAAAAAAAATTGAACATAGTCGTCAGCAAGCGGTCGAAGATTGCATGACCGAAAAAATCGAAGCAAAGCTGAATGAGGCGTTGGCAAAAAACGCCAAGTTCAAAATAAAAATTGGAGGGCGAAAATTGGACGTCTACCCATCGTCTAAGAGAAACGCTTGGACGCTGTGTTGGCACGATGGAATCGCACGACAAAGAAAAGTAATCAGCGATGAAAGCGACTTGAAAAGTCTCGTCAAAAAAATTGTGGCAGCGTTTGAGCAAGGAACGAAAATTGTGGAAAATCTCACCGCCGAGCGGATGAGAGAATATGTCGAAGCTGACACAACTTTGCGCGGCGTCAACTTGGCCGAGCTTGTCAAATTCTACCAAGACCATATTGCGAGCCAGTCTATCAGCGTTTCCAAAGCACGGGATTTGTTTTTGGAGTCAAGACAAGAAAATAGCCCCCGCCACAAAAGTTCGATAAGGTTGCACTTGGAAAAATTCTGTAAAACATTTCGCGGGACTCTTGGCGCTGTGAAGGCGACCGACATCGACGAGTATCTCGTAAAAAATTTTCCAAACCCTAAAACGAGGTTGAACCACCGCGTCAGTATATGCTCTCTTTTCGCGTTTGCCCAAAGAAAGGGTTATCTCGCTGCGGGCCTTACGGAAGCACAAAAAACTGAACGCCCGAAGATTTCTATTGTCGAACCTTGCACGGTATCATCACATAGCATGAGAAATTTGTTAAATGAGTGCACAAACAAACGAGTGGCTTCTTTTTTGGTGGTGAGCGCGTTTGCGGGATGCCGTTCTGCGGAAACCCAACGGTTGAAATGGAAGGATGTCCGCGATGACGGGATCATTCTCGGCCCCAATATAACAAAGACGGGACGCCGCCGAATCGCGGAAGTCTCCGACAACTTGCGAGCTTGGGTAAGCTATTTAAGAGGGGAACCCGATGATTTTATAACATACCCCGAAGAGCAATTCTACAACCTCTACGCCCATTTACAGAAGCTCTGCAAGCAAGCTGGTGTAGTTCGTGAGCAGAACGCCCTTCGCCACACTTTTGTTTCGTGCCACCTCGAACTACACCGCGACCCGCCTAGAACTTCCAAAACGGCGGGGCACAGCCTGACTATGCTGGAAACAAATTACCTTAAACTTGTCTCCCGCGAAGAAGCAGAAGCGTGGTTTGACATCTTTCCCCCAGAAAACAAAACCTACGCCCCAGTGGTCCTTAGACCTAAAAAACGTAGGAAAAACCTAATAGCCGAGCGGAATGCTCAGGTTAGCAACAACAACAACAACAACAAAAGAGAGAAATAAACCTATGCCAAACCAACTTAGCGAAAGCAAAATTCGTATGACTTACTCAGAGTTTGCGGATGTATTTGAAGCCCTAAAAGACTTAGCCCTCCGGTCGCGAACCGACGTAAGCCAAATAGTTCGAAATGCGACATCGGACTTTTTGCGGAAGCACAAACACGGCGCATGGACGCCCGCCCAATACAAAACCCCCGCAGAAATCCGCGTAGACCCAATGCGTCGAATCAGCTACACGGAATGGAAAGATGTCAACGACGAGCTGAAAGAACTCGCTTTGAAAGACCGTATTGACAAGTCAGACCTCTTGCGGAGCGCAGTTCACACATATCTCGCGAACCTCAAAAAATAATGGACACTTTTCTAACCCCCCGTGACGTGTCTGCAAAAATGAAGGTGAGCCCCCGCACAGTCGCCAACTGGTTGAAAAATGGAATGCCCCATTTTAAACTGGGGAAGACTGTGCGGGTCTCCCCAGCCGACCTTGAATTATGGATACACAAAAACCGAAAACAAAATACGTTGCCATTGACCCGGGAGCTAGTGGAGGTGTTGCTTGGAGAGATGCCGAAAAAGTCACGGCGGTCAAAATGCCCGAAACCGAGGGCGACATTCTCGCTCTCTTGAGAGGGTTTAAGCAAAATGAAACTATTGTCCTCTTGGAAGAGGTAGGGGGCTACATAGGTAAGGCGCAGCCGGGATCGGCTATGTTTGTCTTCGGTAGAAACACGGGTTTTTTAATCGGGGTCATAATGGCTCTGGGGTTCCGTCTGGAAATGGTAAGGCCCCAAACATGGCAGAAAAATCTTGGTGTGGGAACAAGCCGCACATGCGCTTCGAAAACCGAGTGGAAAAACAAATTGAAAGCCCTCGCGCAAAGAAAATTTCCTGAAGCGCATGTGACGCTTGCGACAAGCGATGCGCTTCTAATCCTCGACTACGCAGAGACGCTTTGAAACTTCTCCCATACCAGTCTCCACACGCGGGCCGAGTGGAAAAAGCATTTCGCGAACACTCTCTTGCTCTCGACGGCAGCGATCCGGGCGTAGGTAAAACTTATGTCGCCGCGCATGTGGCAAAATCAGTGGCAACACAAGTTTTAGTTGTGTGCCCAAAAGTTTCGATTCCGCCGTGGAAGAAGATTCTGAGCGGGTTTGGCGTCCCCATCCTTGATGTAGTGAACTACGAAAAGCTACGAACGGGTAAGACTCCATACGGATTTTGGAATCAGAGAAAACAATTCAGTTGGTCTATCCCCGAAGGCACTCTCATAATTTTTGACGAGGTCCACCGCTGCAAAGGAAAGGACTCGCAAAACGCAAAAATGCTCCGCGATGCGAAGGGGCTTCCGTTGCTGTTGCTGTCGGCAACACTGGCTGAAAATCCGATGGAGTTACGCGCTGTGGCTCACGTGGCGGGGCTTTGCGACTGGCATAGTTTTTGGAGTTGGCTTCTCCGCAACGGTTGCCGAAAGGGGCGCTTCGGGCTTGAGTTCAACAAACACAGACAGGATGTATTGACTCGTCTCCACGACGAACTTTTTGTCAAGCGCGGCTCCAGAATCCGCATTGCCGATTTAGGGGATCAATTTCCGGAGACACAAATCACAGCCGACGCTCTTGATTTCGGAGATGAAATTGACCGCATATACAAAGAAATGGATGCAGAATTATCCGCTTTGGAAGAAAAAGCGGAGAACGACAAGCCCGCGCAGGCTCTCACCATTGCGCTCCGCGCACGGCAGCAAGTCGAACTCTGCAAGGTCCCGGGGATCGTTTCGCTCGCGGAAGATTTCTTAGACGAAGGGAAGTCTGTTGTCGTGTTTACCAACTACCGAGCGACCCTCGACGCCCTTTGCACAAAGCTAAAAACCGATTGCGCGATCCACGGAGGGCAAACAGCAGAAGAGCGGCAGGATTGCATTGAGAGGTTTCAAGCGAACCAAGACCGTGTGATCGTGGTCAACATCGTCGCGGGGGGAGTCTCGCTGTCCCTACACGACATCCACAATACGAACCCACGGGTTGCGCTGGTCTGCCCGACTTATAGCGCTACAGACTTGAGGCAGGCTCTGGGGCGGGTTCACAGGTCTGGCGGATCGAAATCTCTTCAACGAATTTTATTCGCCGCAGGGACCATTGAAGAAAAAATTTGTGCTCGGGTTTCTGCGAAACTTGAACGCCTCGATTTACTTAACGACGGGGACCTCGACACACTAAAAAATAATTTGAACGAAACACAAAAACCCTCGTCTAAGGTTGAAACAGAAATCATGTCTAAGACCACACCAGAAGCAAACAAACTCGAACACAGCGACCGCGCACATAGCAAGCACTCCCCGTCTTCTCTTGAAAATAAAGCCCGCTGCCCCGGGTGGTTTAACGACCCTGACCCAAACAAGGACCGCAGCGCAGCAGACCGGGGGTCTCTGGGGCACGAGATGGTGGAGAAAGATGACTTTGACATGGCCCCGGACGATCTGGAACTCACCGAGGCTGCAATACGGTGCAAGCAATTCATGGCCCGCTTTAACAAGCCCGGAACAGTTCACAACAAGGAGCTTCGCCTTCCTATTCAAGACCAATTCGGACACTTAGATCATCTTTACCGTCATGTAGATTCGAGTGCGGATTTGGTTGATCTAAAATTTGCGGTGAATGTTTACAAAGCCGATACAGCGCAGTTCTGGGCGTATATGCTTGGCGTCTGGGACAGGTTTCCAGAGATAAACGAAATTCGGGTATGGGTTTTACACCCTTTCCTAGACAGCGTTGATATGGAGACTTACACCAGAGAAGGTGACTACAACAGACTCCATGCTACGATTGCGAGCATCATTCAACGCGCCAATGAGTGTGACCCATCAACTTTTCGAGTTGGTAAGCACTGCAAATACTGTGGTCGGCTCTCAACCTGCCGTAGCTGGGCGGAAATAGGTATCAGCATTGCTTCGCGCTACGATAAGGAGTTTGAACAATACGCTATTCCGGAAACTGGCTCCTTGAAGGGCCCCGAAGTAGACGATGTGGAGACGCTCGCGATTTTGTGGCGCATCGCTCCCTTTGTAGAAAAAGCAAGTAAAGGTTGGCGCAAAGCAGCTCTCCAAAAAAGACTGGAAGGATTCGACATCCCCGGTCTAACCCTTGCTGAAAGGGCTGGAGCGAGGGAAATAACTAACGCCGCTGCCGCATTCGAGGCCGTGGCAGACCGCGTAAAACCAGAAGATTTTATTCAAGCGTGTGACGTAAAGATCGGCGCACTCGAAAAGATTTTTGCGGAAACCTTTCCCCGTGGTGGGAAGGGCTCCTCAAAAAAGGAACTGATGGCGAGGCTCCTTGACGCCTCCGCTGTCAGCTCCGGAGCCCCTTCGCAGGAGCTAAGGGAACTCAAGTAACATCAAACCAAACACAAACTAATACTACTATGGCATCAATGTCATTCAGCGATAACACCCCCGAACCCGTCGAAACCGAAACTCCCGCAGCGGAAATCCGCGACGTGGAAGAAGTCAGCAAAACACTGGCTGTGCGCCCCGCAGCGCCAGTCGCAGTCTACGTCGAAGGAGAAGACGCGGAAGGAGAGTTTTCCTCCCGCGACATCCAATGGCCGGGGCTCAACCTCACAACCAAAACGTCAGCCGATTCTGAAATCTACGGAGTTGGAACTTGGCTTGTTGGCAAAGAAACTCCGATAGGCAAATACACTGAGCCGCTCAAAGTCATAGCCATCAAAATTCAGAAGGCTTATCAGGAGCAAATTCCTTTTGGCACGGGCGTTCGCGCCCGCATGTTTCGCACAGCCGAGGAGGTTTTCGCAGCGGGCTTGAGCCTTGAGTGGGGCTCAGAAGCCCGAGCTGCCGAAGTTCTTGGTGTTCGTTTCTGGGTTCCGCAGCCTGAAGGAGTTGACGCCCCGCACGTCTTCACACTTGAAGGGCCCGAAGGATACGGCGCTGTCGTTAAATTTTTCGCGGCCCGCACAACCTACGGGACTGTTGGAAAGACCCTCATCAGCGCGAGCCAATCCTTCTTACGCAAAGATCGTGGAGGTTTGCCGTCTGGTGTTTGGGAGATGACCGCTACCAAGGAAGCAAAAAACGGTAACACATGGTTGCTGCCCCGCCTCAAACCAGCGGGCAAAACTTCTCCTGAATTGGCGGCGTTTCTTAAATCGCTTGGGGTTTAATCACAATGAATACACCTCTCCCAATTCTCAGGAAACACGCAGAGGTCGATCTGATGCACTTCGCAGCCTACTCCGGGGCAAACCCGGAGGAGGTGTGGGAGGGCCTGATGACCGCAAAAGAAAAACCGGAGTCGCTTTATGGCGATGCTGGTGACGATTTGTGGGAGTCCTTTTCGAAGCTGCGCTCCGCAGAACTCTCGGCACTTAAAACTTTCGCTTCGTAAGTAATCGCGACGGACAAGCCGGGAGTGTCCGAAAAGAACCGTGGGTGGTTTTTGGATGGACCACCTCTCTCATAGCAGCTTTGCGCTCGGCTGTCGGTCAACCCCGGTGAGCGCCCCCTTTTATTTTTAATGGAAACTATTGCATTTGATTTTGAAACTTTTTATGACAACGAAACCAGCGCCAGTCCGCTTGGGACTCACGCATACTTTGACGCTCTTTCACTGGAGGACATCTACCGCGTTACCTTTGCCAGCACTTGCGGCTTTGAGTGGGTCGGGCATCCGAAGGACGCTGACTGGAGTGTGCTGAAGGGCAAGGTAGCACTAGCCCACAACGCGGGGTTTGAGATTCAAGGAATCCGGCGATTGCGCGACCTTGGGATCAAAATTCCTGACCCTGTAGCTTTACACGATACGGCTGATCTATCTGCCTACTGTGGATACCCGAGAGCCCTCAAAGGCGCTGCCCATGCGGTTCTCGGGGCTACGGTGGATAAAGGAATCCGCGACCGCGACATGAAAGGCAAACATTGGAACGACATGGAGCCGGACCTGAAAGAAGCGGTTGACGTTTACGCTCTCGAAGACGCCCGACTCACCCTCAAACTCTGGCAGGCCCTCAGTTCCAAATGGCCCGAAGAAGAAAGAATCGTCTCGCGCCTGTCCCGTGAATGGGCAGCTTTTGGAATCCAAGCAGACACAAAGGAGATGGACGAAGCCATCAAGCGCCTCAAACAAACCGTGTGGGAGGCTGAAAGAGGGCTCCCGTGGGTTGTCGCGGGCTCCTCAAAACCACTGAGCCCAAAAGCGCTCTGTGTGGCTTGCAGAGAAGCTGGAATCCCGGCCCCGGCATCTCTCGCTATCGGCAACGAAGACTGCGATGCGTGGATGGAAACATACGGGGACAAGTATCCTTGGGTGATGGCGATGAGAAACTGGCGTCGAGCAAACGCCCTTATAAAAAAGCTGGAGTCCATGAAAGTCCGGACCATCAACGGACGGATGCGCTACGAAATCAAATACTGGGGAGCAGGAATGACGGGGCGCTGGTCGGGAGCGGGCGGCGTCAACATTCAGAATCTATCGGGGAAAGACCTCTTTGGAGTGAACATGCGAGATATGCTTGTTGCCGCTCCCGGGCACACTTTGATCGCTGCCGACTTGGCGCAGATTGAGCCCCGTGTCGCCTCGTGGTTGGCAGGAGAGACAGAGGCTCTCCAACAGATGGCTGCTGGCGTCTCTCCTTATATCGTTTACGCAAGACAAGCGATGGGACTGGGACCAGACGAGGTTTGGGCAAAGAACGACCCGCGCTACAAAATCGCGAAGATGTCGGTTCTCGGCGCTTCCTATTGTGCAGGGCATCACAGGTTCATGGAGCTGATGCGAGCGAGCGGTATGGCAGATATTTTGGACGCTGGCCCGGAGTGCGAAGACACCCCAGAACGCTATGTGGAATACATAGAGGGGGTGGGCAGAGGGGAGTGGTTGAAAAAATGGAGGGAGGGCGACGAGATTGAAAAGAAGCACCTCATGCGGAGCTGGGAAATCATTATGACTTTCCGTAACGGAAGGCCGAAGCTCGTGAGCCTTTGGAAGCAACTCGCTGAAGCTGCCAAAGCATCTGCCGAAAAAGGCGAGGACTTGGTTCTTGGGCTCCCGAGCGGGAGACAGCTTGTCTACAAGCACTGCCGATTCCGTCGCATACCGACAAAAGAAGGAGGAGGGCGTGAAGTGGTAGCTGACATCCTTCGGAATGGCGTGGCTCAGTCCTCTCGGCTGCACCAAGGTATCCTTATTGAGAATCTGTGCCAGAGCATCGCCCGGGATGCGTTCCGAGATTGTCTTCTTAGCGTAACCAACTCCGGATGGAGAGTGATTTTCCACGTCCACGATGAATTGATTGTGGAGGTTCCTAAAGAACAAGCCGAGACGGCCAAACAACAAATCCTTGCCGAGATGGCGAAATCCCCGAGGTGGGCCCCCACCCTTCCGGTGGAAGCGGAAGCAATCATTGCAGACAAATACAGCAAAGCAAAATGACGCAAGCAAAATCAAGAAATCGTAAAGTAGTTCCAAGTTGGAAAGACGCCCCCGATAAACCGGGGTGGTATGTTGTGTTCCAACGAGGGCGCGGCATAGACGTCCTTTTTTGGGGCGGGGAAGAATGCCCCGTTTTTGAATTCTACGGAGCTGAAGCCCTTTACTACGGGCCTTTTCGTTTGCCATTCGCTGTATGACCTATCTCGCTTTAAAAAACTTATCGTCGCAAGACGTCTACACTTTCTCGAACCCGGGGGCAGAGGGGCAGCGCGTCCAAACAAACGAACCCGCTGGTATGGACAAGGAAACCCGCAGGAAATGGCTCGCGGACCCGAAAACGGACACTTGTGTTTTCTCACTTTGGGAGGGTTTAAACACAAAGCAGCGGATTAACACACGCGCCGAGAACCCTCCGTGGAGGATGCACGGGGTAGTAGCAGACTACGACGCCCCGTCCCCGGGGACCATGTCGCAAATCAGGGACAACGTGGAGCAGATTTTGAAAGATACCCCGGCTCTCATGCCGCAGTGGGGGGTCATCACGCCCAGTGGGAACCATCGTTTGGTTTGGGAGTTTGAGAACCCTTTGAACGTGGGCGAATCAGGAGATGCGTTCATATTGGAGACGCTGGAAGCATTGAAGAAGCTCCTCAAGCTCCCGCTTCTATTGGCTGGGCTTGACGAAGCCGCCTACAAGAAGCCAGCGACTTACTACGACATCGGCGGGGTATGGGAGCGCTTCAATAAAGCCCCCCTGCCCTCGTCTGAAGTTCAAGGGACGTTTTTCAAAGCTGTTCGTTCAGTATCCAAAAGCAAGCAACCAAAAGGCAGCACGGAAATCCCGATGGACTTGGTCTTTAAAGAGATCGAAGCCAAATTCCCCGGAAAATGGCCGAAGGATGTCCCTTTCGAGGACGGAGTTCTAGGCCCCGCCGTATGGCATCCGGACGCGAAGAACCCTAAGTCCACGGTTTACCGCCCGTGGGGCGTCTACTGCTTCAGTGCCGAGGACAAGCTGTTTAAATCCTACGCTGAAATACTGGGGAAGGATTTCACACGGAAGTTCGAAGAGAACAAGATCGGTGCTGCTACCGAAGCCATCTATTACATACCCCGTGTTGGATACTACCGGAAGTGGCCGGATGGGGCGTGGAGGGCTCAGCCTAAAGACGATCTGATCCTGTATCTCGCCGGGGCGCAGGGGTTAAGCCGCACCAAGGGGCAGGGAAACAGCCCGTCTGAAGTTGAAAATGCGCTACTGCATATTCAACAAAGCAAGGTGCTCGATGGTGCTGTCCCTGTCGTTTACGACACCCGCGAGGTATTGCCTATAGCGGGCAAGCGTTTCTTGAACCTAGCTCGTGTCAAAGTGATGGAGCCAGACACAACAACCCCGAATCCAGCATGGGGACAAGGGTTCCCGTGGATCGCGTCGTGGCTGGGGTCGATGTTCACGCCAAAACGGCAGCTTGTCTACCTTCTTGCATGGTTGAAGCTGTTTTATGAAGGAGCCAGAAGCGGGTCACTCAATCGCGGTCACGCTATCTTCATGGTGGGCGGAACCAACCGAGGAAAAACGCTGATGAACGCCTTCTGGATTCCTCTGCTTATGGGCGGAGGCTCGGAAGCTGGAGACTACCTCGTAGCTGGTGAGTCTTTCTGCAAAGAACTTATGGAAGTCGGGCACTGGCACATAGACGACTCGTTAGCTGCCAGCGACCGTGTCCAGCACCAGAAATTCAGCGAACGCGTCAAGCGCCTCATCGCAAACCCGATGGTGGCTTACCACCCAAAGTTCGTGGATCGCCAGATGGTCCCATTCAACGGGCGGCTCATGGTGACGCTGAACGAAGACCCAATCAGCTTGTTGATGATTCCCGACTTAGACCGGAACATCGAAGACAAACTCATGGTGTTCGGGTTGAACTCCAAGCCGTTTGTATTCCAAGGAAACGCTGTCACCGAGCGCACCCTGCGCCAAGAGAGCCCTTTCTTCCTGAACTGGCTGCTCCACTGGAAGCCTTTGAAGAGCTTGGTCAACACGAACCACCGCTGGGGGATGCAGAACTACATCCACCCGGTTGTTCGCAGAAACGCGGTAGCTAACTCCTACGACTCTGACCTTTCCGGGGTTCTGGATATTCTTTGGGAGACCGACAACGACATGGTCGAACTTAAGCAGAAAAAAATGCCGTGGGTCGGAACGGCGGCGTCTCTGACGAGCATAATCAACTCCCACCCTGCTGTTAAGGGGCTGATCCAAGCCATGACGGTGCGCTCCATCGGAATGCGCCTTTCCAAAATGGCGAAGACCTCTGGGACGGGGGTTCACATAATCCACAACTCAACGAAATCCAAAGTTGAATCAACCCGCTACTCCATAATGCCCCACGATTTATGAAAACCCTAATACAAGAAACAATAGAAGAGTGTCTTACAGAAGACGAAGAAATTACACTGGCGGATGGTTTTGAGCGAGCTTTCGTCGGTATAGCGAGGCAGTTCGGAAAGCCATTTGCCGTCTACGACCGGGGGCTGTGCCTCTCAATCCTCACACAGCAAGAAATGACTTATGAGGAAGCACAGGAATACATGGCGTTCAACACCGGGGGGGGGGGCTTGGGTTGGAGAAAACACTCCCGCGTTCATGTGCTTCGCAAGAACGGATGAGGAGCAGAGGGTCGAGAAGTTCACCGCTGCTTTGTCGCAGTTGCTTCAGACGTGCCAACTTCTGGAAAAAGAGTGCGACGTGTTAAAAGAATCCATCGAGCATGTCGGGGAAGTTTTAGAGCAGGTAGTAATTCTGAACCCGGGGGTGCACCACCTAGTATCAGGCGTAAAAAAAGCTCTTGACCTCGTTTACAAAATACGGACCGCAAAATCTTTATGAAAAGCATACTACAAGAAGCATTGGAAGTAACGTCCGGCGACCGCCGACGCGACTACGACGCGGCAGAACCCAACCACGAGCGAATTGCTCGATTTTGGAATGCCTACATCAGCTCGCGAAAGGCTGGTATGGGGGCCTCCCTTAGTGCCCTCGATGTGGCGCACTTGATGATTCTACTTAAAATCGCCCGGGCGGTCTACACGCCAACGCGGGATACATACATAGACATAGCCGGGTATGCACGATGCGCGGCTGAAATCGCAGGATTTGAAGAAAACAAATGAATAATATAACACTTGTAATGCAGGAGATAGAAAAGACCGTTCAGCACGAAAAAGAGGCGCTTTCAAAACTGCAAAGACTGGCAGCAAAGAACATGAGAGTCAGGCGTCTCGCTAAAAAGATACCCATGCGAGGGGCTGCTAAGATGCTTGGGATCAGTGCTTCACACTACTCGGACATCGAGAATGGACACCGCAATCTCACAGTAGAACTCGCGGTCAAAGCCGATAGGGCATTCGGAGGTATCGTGGCATGAAAAAAGAATACCCAAACTGGGCTTGTTGGGACTGCGGAACCAAGCACGGCGCGAACAAGAAACAAGACCGCGTATCAACTTGGCACTACGGCAAGTGCGGCGTCTGCGGGGAGAACAAGAATGTCACCGAACCTCGGGACTACGGGCACTTCCCTAACTGGTTCAAAGAGAAAGGAAATAAATGAAGATTGAAGTAAGTAAAGTTGAAACCCCCGTAGCGAAGTTTTTCTGCTCCTCGCCAGAGACGGACGCTTTCTTCCGTAAAAAAGGGTCGTGGAGCGACGACGTTATAGCTTTTTGCCGAAAAATGGAACGCGAACGCGACGAGGCGAGGGAGCATTGGGGGACTGAATCCGTAAACGCCGCCCAGTTTTTTAACGAAAAAACCAAAGCAATAGCCGAGCGCGATGAGTTGAAGGTGCAACTCAAAGTCACGCACGCCGAACGGGACGTGGCGCGTATCAGCGCCCGCAAGTCCGATGAAGCACATGACCGAGTGATTGGCGACCTTGAACGAGCGGATGTCATGGCGGAAAAGGCCAAAGAGCTTATCGCCCGCTGGGATCAGCCGAGTTGGAAGGATACCGCGCCGACCGCTGGGTTCATTTATGCCCTTCGGGACGCCGTCGAAGCCTACGAGAAAACACCTAAATGACTGAAGAAGAATTTAATGAGACGGTTCGGTCAAACTTTCAAAGCCTTGTGAAAGCCGCTAAATCAATTCTCGGATGCGAGGAGGCGGCAAAGGACGCTGTGCAGCAGACGCTTGTGCGTGTCTGGAAAAACATCGCTACTTTCGACCCCGAAAAAGCCACCATGCGAACCCTCCTTCACGTATCCGTTAAGCGCCAAGCGCTTGACCATAAAGTGTCAAGGGCCCGGAGGTTTGCAGCTATGAAGCGGTTCTGGGGAGAGATTATCCCCGAGCGCCCAAGTAAAACCGACCCACGGATGCCTAGACTCATGGCCGCTTTGGGTAAAATGCCTGATAAAAAACGGGCTTTGCTCCATAAACGCTTCTTCGAGGGCAAGACCGTAGCGGTTATAGCGAATGAGGTTGGTTTATCACCGAGCGCCACCCAAGCACGCCTCCACCGCGCAGAGGGGGCATTGAAAAGGCTCATCAAAAAAGAACCAAAATGAAAAATACATTTGCAGGCCCGCTGCCAAGACACCTCTACATATGGGTTGACTCAACCTTTACACACAAAGAACCCTGCGGACTCGTCCCCGCCGTCTGGTTCGGTATGAACTCCTACCCCGGGCGGGCGTGGGGTTTAAACGTAATGTTGGAAAATGGCGCGATCTACCGCAACCTGCCGCCGCACGCGATCACATTCTCTCCCGCCGTCCTTGTAGACTGGCCGATCAACAAGGCGCAGTTCTGGGACTGCTACGGGTGGGATTGGACGGCGTTGGTTTACCCATATCTGGACGGCTTGGCCTGCCAAACGATATGGGGGGATGAAGGGCAGTATTTATTCTCAGTTGCCCCGGTGGGGGACGCCTTCTCGGCCTACCCCGAGCAGGCAAAAGAGTTCCTTTTTATCCAGTTATCCAATAACCGACTGACCATTCAACCCACGAATCATGTGTTCATGGAAGAAAAGTCCTTTACTTTACCTAAAACCTCGCCTACTCCAAGGCTTGTCAGGCAAAACAAAGTGTGGCACTGCGAATAAGACTATGATTGTTAAGCACGAGTTATACTCAAACCCCGCTATAACCCGTATATTTGACGGGCAAGAAGAAAAATACCCCACCACCAAAGCAAAACTCGACCACAGCCGTAAGTGTCTTGCTCTCTGCAAGGAAAGCGGGTGGGTGGAAACAGCGAAAGCGTGGGAAGAAACTATAACTGCTCTCGAGCAAGCCCTTTTGTTCGAATTGATGCCGTTCAACCCAAAAGCATGATTGTATCGAACTCTGGAACGCTGGCAGCTATCGTCCGGCAAGGCGATTATCTGGTCTTTAAGAGCGAAAAATGGGGTATTTCGGTGGAATACAGCCCAGATGCGGCCCCGGGGGCCCCTGTTGTCGGGGGTTTTGCCGCTTGTAACGGGCGTGCGACGTATTTTAGCGCGGAGGAAGCCTCAAAAACGCTCCAAAACCACCCCTTAACAGCGGAAGACGAGCTTGTTTTGGCACTGGAGATAGGGTCCAAGCGCCAAAGACCGAAATCCACGGTGGATGTCATCATGGGGGCTATCCGAATCTACGCGGACTCCGGATACGAGGCAACGGCGCAGGCCCCGGTGTGGGATGGAAGGCTTACGAAATTCCATAAGGAGGTTGTGGGGCCGCTGACAGGGTTATCCTACTCCCGGTTCCTCGCGAAAACCTACAAACGCATCCCAGCCATGCTGCCGGGAGTCGAAATGTTCTCGTTAAACTGTCAGCATTGGATCAGGGTTGAATGGCCCAAAGTAGAGTCCGTCAAGTAACCGACCCCGAAAAGGGAACCTAGCAATGGCTCACAGGGATACCACTCTCTGTGAGCCTTAGCTTTTTAGAGGCCGGGTGGGGTTTTTGCCGTATGGCAGACTTACTATACGAAATACCAGAAAAAATTGAGGGAACCTTGGAAATTTAGGGGACCTCAAAAATGGTTCCCTATTTTGTAAAACACAACTGGGAAGAAACTTACACGGAATTTAGGGAACTTAGGGAATAGGGAACCTTGTTGAAAACCTCCGGCTATACACAGCCCATACGTAGGGTAATAGGCTACTGGCTATATATAATATATTTTTATTTATAATTTAAAAATAGTTCCCTAAGTTCCCTAACCCCAGCGGAGATTCTGTTTTTCAACGACTTACAAAATAGGGGACTTTTTCGAGTGGTTCCCCAGTTCCCTATGAGGTTCCCTACCTTTCCGCACGGGAAAATTTCGAGCCCCGGGAGGCTCTGGAAACGGATTCTTTTTTTACCTTCGAACATATAATGGTGCTCGCTCGGCGCAAAGGTGGCAGGGGAGACCCCCGCCGTCGCAACTCGTTGAAATAAGGATGCTTATCCGGAATCTCGGATAAGCCGAGCAGGTTGATGACCCGTTAGGCCGACCACACCTAAACAGCTACTGCTCTGGTAGTTCCAG